TCCATCGTCAGGAAATAACTCGTGATACTTAATTCCAACGCTATCAATAACTTCATTAGCACCACAACCAGACCAGCACTTGATTAAGACTTTGCCATTTTCTGCTTCATCGATACAAAGAGATGGACTCTTATCATCGTGTGCAGGACATAGAGCAACCCAAGACCTAGTGTGACCTTTTCTAGCCTTAACCTCCTTGGCGTGATTAAGTTTTGACACTAGCTTGTCTGCTGACATACTGCTGGCCCCCTAAGAAAATTCTTCTTCACAAGCACAAATTCTCTAGCGCGAGTCTCAGGCACATGATCTTTCCACTGGTAAACAGCTTGGACTTTACAGTTGTAGTATTCAGCCACTTCCATAGGTGAACCAAAGAACTCTACTAACTCTTCGTAACTTACTTTCATACATACCTCCAATTGATGTGAGCAATGAATGTAATCCAGCTTACATTAAATAGCAAGCGTTTTATTTATTACAAATCGTTAATTGTTTTTTTAAATAAATTAAACTATAGTTCAACCTCAGTTCTGAGGAGGACAATCACATGAATAACATTCCAGACAACCCCGCAAGAGTAGCACCACCAGAGCCACCTAAAGGCTTTTCCATTGATGAAGCTAAGTTTGATTTCTTAGAAAACTACTTAGACTCAGATGATACAAACACTGCGTTCCATGAAGTTTTAGAAGATGTCGTTTTTGGGAACGGTTTGCTTCATGCCTGGTTGCGTAAACTTTATACAGCAAAAGGCGATGAAGTAGAGCTGGATATGAAAGATCTTTTAAAAGATGTTGTGTCTGGCTATGTTGAGGGTAACATATGAAAGTTAAACAGTTAGCAGAAAATGGTCTTACTGGCTCTGACATTGGTGACGCTATGTCTGCCCTGGCGGAAGCTGGATGGTTTGAGTATGAACTAATGGCGACCATGAATAACTACATGAAGTCTAACGAATTTGTTAATGGTTATGCGTTTGCAAAACACATGGAGGCTTTATCTTTAGAATTATGGCGAACAGAGCAGAAAGCTATAGCAGAGCGTAACGCTGATAAGGAGTTGCCATTCTAATGACTCCACTAGAGGCAGACTTCAATCCGGTAAACCATGAGCACCGAGGTGTTAGATACGAGAAGCATTCTAGGAAGCTAAGGTCTGGAACTAATCGCTTTATATCTGATGCAAGTTGCCTCAAGTGCGGATCTTACACTAGAGTCTGGGTAAGCAAAGGCAGCACATCTAAGTGCGTAGCTTGTAAACAAGAAGCGCAAAGAAAGGTTATTGCAAAGAAAGAAGTCAAAGCAGGCTATGTAGCTGTAGATGTTGAGAAGCGTAGAGCTATAGAAGCCCATCAGGAAAGAGCAAACGAGCACTATAACAATCTTTAAGGAGAGGAAAATGAATAAGTCAGAAAGTATAAGTAGTTTAGCAAAAGCGTTATGTAAAGCTCAGAACGAAATGGGTGGTGCTGTTAAGGATGCAAAGAACCCGTTCTTTAAATCTAATTACGCCGATCTCACAGCGGTCATAAAAGCAATCAAAGAACCGTTTGCTAACAATGGGCTATCTTACTCGCAGTTCCCTGTTACATCTGAGGGTGGCGGTGGAGTAGGTGTTGTAACTGTGCTAATGCACTCGTCAGGCGAATGGCTAGAGTCAGAGTTTTACTTGCCACTTGCTAAGAAAGATCCGCAAGGTGGTGGTTCAGCTATTACCTACGCTAGACGTTATGCTCTACAAGCAATGGCTGGCATTCCTACAGCGGATGACGATGCAGAGGCAGCGATGATGCGGGGAAAGCCCGTTGAGGAGTCAAGAGAAGAGTTGTGCGACAAGGCAGTTAAGCGTCACATAGATTCTTTACAGTATATCCGCAGAGTTCTAATCGAGCCTACAGGTGACAATGTAGCGTTAGCCAAAGAAGCCTTTGGTGAGATACCAGAAGAAGATCAACGCGCTATGTGGGTAGCACCAAGCAAGTGTGAAACAGCATTTTTAACAACAGAAGAACGTAAATTACTCAAGGGAGCATAATTATGAAAGAAGAAACTGGCGGTTACGTATTAATGATTACAGTTATAGCACTACTTGCAGCTTGGGTTACGCATATAATCCACTGTTTAGTTTATGCAAAATACTTACTGCTTATTGCTGGAGGATTTATATTCCCAGTAGGAGTTGTTCACGGTATTGGCATCTGGTTTGGAGTTGGGTGGTAATATGTGGAATTATAGAATTGTGAAAGAAGGTACTGAAATTTCTATAAAAGAAGTGTTTTATGATGCAGATAAAAAGCCTATAATGTACGGAGCTGCTCATGTCACTTTAGACTTAGAAGGGGAAGAGCCTGTTAAGAATGAAGCGATTTACATTGCTAACATGTTAACTTACATGGCAGATGCACTTAACGCACCAATATTAAATGTAGATGATTTTGAAAGAAAAGAAGAAGTTAATAACCCAACCAAAAATTTACACTAGGAGAGAACTATGAGTAATTATGATAACAACAACCGAGGCGCTATCTGGAAAAATGAAGATCGCAAATCAGATAAGCACCCGCAATACAAAGGCAGCATTACTGTTGATGGCGTAGACTACTGGCTAAGTGCCTGGATTGGCAATAAGGATAATCCTAAAGCTCCTGCGTTAAGTTTAAGCGTTCAGGCTAAGGATGAGCAAGCCAAGCCTGCTAAAGCTGCTGCAACACCAGCAGATGACTTTGATGATGATATGCCTTTCTAGTCATGGCCGCTAAAAAGAAAGCAAAAACTTCACAAGAGTTACGTAAGGAATCACTCAAGCTTATTCAAAAGCTAGTTAGGCTGATGGAGTCTGATGACAATGGGTACTGTACTTGCGTAACCTGTGGAGTTACAAAGAAGTGGAACGAAGGGATGCAAGGCGGTCACTTTATACCTAAAGGCTCTAGCAGCTATTGGGCTTTAGAGATTGACAACATTCATCCCCAGTGCGCTTATTGTAATCAGTTTGGTATGGCTCATGGTGTTGCTGCTCAGAATTATACAATTTACATGCAAGAACTTTTTGGCAAAGAGTTCGTTGAGCAAATGCTTGCAGACGCAAAGAAGCCGAAGAAGCTTTACGCTGCTGACTATAGAGACATGATCGAAGATTTTAACGAAAGAATACTTAGACAATTAGAGAGAATAGGGCAATGATTTCAGTTATTAGCATTACCGCAGATGATTCAGTATCACAAAAATGTTTGATGGCAGAGTATTTGCCGGAAGACAAAACTTTAGTTTTAAGTATTGATGGGTACGAACAACCTTACACCTTTACTATAACTGAGAGTTCAACAGCTATCACTATGGGTAAATTCTTATGTGAGTGCGGGATTGACATTGAAGATCTTGAGGACGAACTTGATTCTCTTCTAACGGATTTATAGGTTTACTTACGACATTGGGGAGTTGAACCTCCTTGGGTAGCGCTGGCCTACCTTATCCCCAAAGCCAGCCACTAACTAATGAGAGAGAGATTATGACTGATAACGTAAACCATCCAGCACACTACACCAAAGGCAGCATAGAGACTATTGACTACATAGTTGATGTTCTTGGTGACGTTGACGCTTTAAGCTACTGTCACGGTAATGTTATTAAATACACCGGAACAAGGCTAAGGCACAAGGGGAATACGATAGAAGACGCTAAGAAAGCGGTTTGGTATTTAAACAAAATGATTAAGATTATGGAGGCTAGTGATAATGGGTAAGGGATCGAAGCCAAGACCTATTGAGATAGGCAGAGAAGAGTTTAGTAAGAAGTTTGACGGGATAGACTGGAGCAATACTAAGGAGGGCTCTATAGAAAAGAAGAAAGCCTCCAAGAAGAATGAAAATAAGATTCTTCCCAGAGGCCGTAAGAGTTAATTAATCTTCCAATGATGCTTTTTGAATAAACTGTCGCGTAGTATTCACTATCACACTGTTAGCCTCAGCTATAAACTTCTGCCTGTCAGTTGGCATTACTTTAGGGTATCGAGCGAGAATATCTCTGCCCGACTGAGTAGTTAGAAGTATACTCACACCTTTCACTCCGCCAACTATAGCTAAAGCATACGGAGACGTAAGAGATCCAACTCCAGCAGCTCCGGCAGCAGCAGAACCAAACCCTGTAGCAGATGTTCCACCCCTATTAACACCACCGCCAGAAAGTATTCGTCTAGCCTGAGCATTCATGCCTATGGCCTGACCAGATTGCGCTCTTGGAATACTATTAACAAGCTTGATAAATCCGTTAAGACTTTCTTGCTCGGCCTTATCAAAGATAACCTTTCTTGCTGATGAAGTCTTTTGTAGCTGGCCTATAAACTGTTGAGCGTTAAATTCTCCGCTTTTAGATGCGTTAGTCCAAGCGTCCTGAAGAACGGAATACTTTGCAGCTTGCTTCCCGCCTTTTTCGGTATTTGCAAAAAGCTGTTGTGCTCTTGCGGTTCCTGTACCAAATGATTTGTCTTGCTTAATAAAGCTTGCAAGTATTGTATCAGTGTCGATGCCTTCAGTAAGAGATCGCTTTAATGCTCCTTTTTGAAAAGGAATTACGTTTGACTTATAATTTCCATCCGCCTTCTTCCACATTTTAAATACATCGTCGCCAGCAGCTAATGCAGCAGTCTCAAGATCTTTTTCAACCGCTTTCTTTATTTGAGTCAAAGCTGAGACCTCAGCGGGGCTGCCTGTGCCATTTTTTACAGCATTCTGAGCTTGAGTTATTGCTTTGCCTAACTCAGATCTATATTCTCGTAACTGACTCCATGTCTTTTGAGCGCCAGGATCAATGCCTTTTTGAATATAGTTTCCAAGCCTGTCAACTATAATCGACTCGACTGGCTTCTTAGTGGTTGCGTTAACAACTCTTTGCACTCCGGCTTCTGCCGGATTTTTTCCCAGTAGATCCCTATTGGTTTTAAGCTGCTTCAATACCGCTAGGCTTACTATTTCTGTCTCAGTCATGGGAATAATACGGTTACCCATTATCTTGGCTATTGCATCGTATTCTTTACCGCTTGCGGCTTTGTTCCTATCTAAAACCTTTCTTAAAGAAGTTTGCAATGTAACGCCAACGTCATCAACCACACCGCCGATAGATCGAACCATGTTGTCTGCCGCATCTCTTAGTGCAACTAATTGTTGGTTTCTGAACCCAGACATACCTATAACTGGAACTTGATCTAAGACTGCCTCTACTACTTTTATTCCTCTTGAGTTTCTAGCCTCACCCAAAGTTGTTGGAACTTTAAATTTTGCTGAAAGATCTCCAATTTCTTTAGTGATCATTTTGCCAGCTTCACTTCGACCCAAAAGCCCCGCCGCAGCTCCCGCTCGGTTAAGAACAACAGTTGTTGCTAGGCCAAGTTGACCGCCAGCATATGCGTCTTCAGCTCTGCTAGAATCTTCTTCTGCGTCTTTAAAAAGAATTGCTTCAAGGCCAGCAAGATCAGCAGTTTGTTTAAAAAGCTGTCCAGTTTTCACGGCTCCAATGTTCGCAAGATTGGTAGACATTGTTGGAAGCATAGTTCTGCCTCCTGAGATCGGGCTAAGAGCTAAAGGAGCTATCATCCCAGCAACATCGCCAATTGATGAAGTTAAACGATTATCAGATCCTCTACGGTCAATTTCCTCAAAAGCTCTATCGTAGAATGAGGTGTAATCTTCTTTAAGCTCACCAGCACCAGGAACTCCAATGGC